AACTAACATGGTTAGAAATAATCCTGCGATCATGGCTGCTATACAAAAAAATATTTTAGAACATATTAGTCTAATGGCACAAGAACAAGTACAATTAGAGTATAGAGAACAAATGCAAGAGATGATGTTGATGCAACAACAAGCAGCAATGAACCCAATGGTACAACAACAGTTACAAATGTTAACAAATCAAATTGAAGCTAGAAAATCTGTGTTAATTGCAGAGATGACTGAAGAATTTATGAAGGAAGAAAAGAAAATTACCTCTCAATTTGACAATGATCCATTATTAAAACTAAAATCTAGAGAAGTTGACTTGCGTGCTATGGAAAATGAACGTAAAAAAGACTACGACAAATCTCAAAATGATATTGCAAAGGCAAAATTAATGCAATCAGGTGAAAATTTTGATGAAAAATTAGAACAGAATGAAGATTTGGCTAAGTTAAGAGCTGGAGTTAGCCTTGCAAAGAGCGGTGTACAACAAGCTGAAGTTATGATAGATGATTAATAAAAAACAAGGAGCAAAAAACTATGATGAACTATAAAAAAGCAAAAGTTAGTTCTGTTCCAGAGCAAAATGTTGAAATAGATCCAAGATCTAAGACAACTGCTGATGGTGCTTTCAATTATATTGCTAAACCCGACGTGGTTAAGGTAAATGGCACTAAAAGAATGCTTACTGGAAAAAGAAAAACTGCAATAGTGGTATAATCATGTGGTTATCGGCAATTAAACTAGCCGTTTCTGCTGGAAGTAAGATTTATGCTAACAAGCAGAAGGCAAAAGTAGCAATGTCAGACGCACAACTGCTACATGCAGAGCGTCAAGCTCGTGGTGAGGAAGCTTACCAAGGCAAATTGCTAGAAGCACGTCAAAATGACTACAAGGACGAGTTCGTTCTCGTAATTTTGTCGGCGCCCATAATTGTGCTTGCATGGGGAGTCTTTTCAGACAATCCAGTAGCGATGGAGAAGGTAAAAATTTTCTTTGAACACTTTGCAGCACTGCCGACATGGTTTTCGACATTATGGATTCTTGTAGTTGGTAGTATTTTTGGTATAAAAGGTACACAGATTTTTAAAAACGGAGGCAAAAAATAATGGCTAATAAATATTACAGACAAAATTTAAGAAATGGAACTAATCTAACTAAAAGAAAATCCAATATTGCAAAAATAATGGAAACTTTTGGACCTAAGAAAAAAGATAAAAAAGAAAAACCTAAAAAGAGAATGTTTGCTAGCATGGGTGGTGGAGCAGACAGTGGTAGAATGGGTGAGATCAAAAGTAAACTTGCAGTTGCTGGTATGAAAGCAAAAGATGTTATGGGTAAATCAACAGGAGGTTTAACTAAAAAACAAATTGAAAGATTAAAAGAAGTGATGAAAAATTTTAAAGGAGCTGTTTCAGACAAAGAATTTAATTTTATTAAATCTGTTAGTCCTAAAAATATGAAAAAAGGTGGTAGAGCTGCTCTTAAAAAAGGTACCAAGTTTCCTGATCATTCTGGTGATGGTAAGATTACTCAAAAAGATATTTTAATGGCAAAAGGTGTAATACCAAAAACAAAATCTAAAAAGAAAATTATATAATGGCTAAATTGTGTCCAAGAGGTAAAGCAGCAGCGAAGAGAAAATTTAAAGTATATCCCAGTGCATATGCTAACATGTATGCATCAGCTGTATGTTCAGGCAAAGTAACACCAGGTGGCAAGAAAAAAAGAAAAAAAGCCATGGGTGGTGGAGCTATGGTTGATATGACTAGAATGAGATATTTAAAAGGAGGACAGGTATAATGAATGAAGCTAAAGATTACAAAAAATATTTAAAAGGTTTAAAAAAAGCTACAGAAAGTTCTTCTAAAAAAAATTTTGAAGTAAAAAAAATTAAAGTGCCTATCGAAGGTGTTATTATGAGAAGAACTTCAAAAAAAAGTGGTGGAAGAATTGGTTTAAAGATGGGTTCTAAATGTAAGTTAGCTACAAAAGGTAAAGGAAGAGCTTACGGAAAGAATTCGTAATGCGTACACACTTTTCAAAAGGTGGTTTAAGACAATGGGTAGCGGAAAAATGGGTAGACATTGGAGCACCGAAGAAGAACGGCAAGTATCAGCCTTGCGGGAGAAGCAAAGGCTCAAAGAGGAAGTATCCAAAATGCGTCCCACTTGCAAAAGCCACACGGATGTCAAAAGGGCAAAAGGCGAGTGCTGTCAAACGAAAACGATCAGCAGGTAATCCTGGCGGTAAACCAACCAACGTAAAAACATTTGTAT